AGCCTTCACATTCTGAATATATTTATCCATTTCGTATGCCAGCTTTGTCAGGAATGCTTTTTTTGAAGATTCATTTTTTTACTACCCAGGCATTATATACCTTTCCCCGGGCTTTAAAGATTTCACTTATTTTATCCATGGCATGATTGAATATAGACTTAAGATCCTGCCCGTCTTTAACGCCCACAATAATAATAGTGGTATCATCGGTTTTTGTTTGGCTTTTACTTTTAACAACATCAGAATCTGTATAAACAAATATCTGGGAATCAGTATTCTGAGTTATTACTCCCCAGGGTCTTGTCACCGTCATTCCACACCCGGTTAAAAACAATCCTAAAATAATCAGTAAAATTATTTTTTTCATTTTATACTCCTATAAAAAGATTTGGATCTGCCCGGTCAACTTGCAAATGAATATGTGGGGTCATCTTCTTTGAATATCTTTTTGAAATGTCTTGGGCTGTCCCTATTTGATCACCCTTAGATACTTTTTTGCCTATTAATTCTTTAGATGGCTCGAAATAAAACATTTTAATTGTAAAAAAGTCTCCTTCTATTACAACACCACCATATTGCTTATCTTTATAAGGGTAAGCTATCCTTTTTATCTTCCCGGAAATCGGACTGACAATTATTTGGCCTGGCTTACAAATGTAATCCGTCCCGGCATGTAACCGCCTGCCTTTATTGATCCGGTTACCTTGTTTGTTCCATTTGATCCGTGGAGCCCTATATTGACCTTGCCCCTCACTATCGTATCTAATCCCTAATCCAGTCGGGGATTCCATAAGAGTACTTGTTTTCATAGCTTCACCCAATTGTTATTTTTATAATAATATTTCCAACAAGAGCAATAAGGCTTAATGCGACACCACCAAGAATCATATTCATGCGATTCTTTATGTAGTTGATGCAAACCCATTGCTCTTTATTAGATGTTTTCAAATTTTCAATTTCCGCAATACATCCGCTATGCTCCTGACAATGTTCTTTCATATCAGCCTCATTTTGATTTAAATTCCATTCAACCTATTACAATCTTCAGTCATAAACATGCATTGCAATATCTGCTTCAAGCTTTTTAGTCGCTGAAATGTACGCCCTAAGCGTGATGATATATTTTGTGACATCAACCCCGCCTTTGACGATTACAGTGAGCTTTGTATCTTCCAGGACAGCCAAAGAAGAAACGTCCAAAACAACTGACGTTTTATCACTATCATCTGAATCATTGACCGCAGAAACAGCGCTATCGCCTAAATTGATCGTTTCTCCAGACTCCATATTTTGTGAAAAATTCATTGAAATTCTAAAAATTTCATATGGTTGCTTCTGAAAATTATATAAGCACTGTTTGTTCATGGCTTCACCTTATGCCGGGTCAGCAATTTCATCATCAAACATAGGGATGGTAACCGTCCCGCCCGCTGTCAAAGTCTGCGTAGTGCATGTTGTCACCAGGGGCAAATCTTTGTTGTCATCATCCACCAGGGCGACATGGGTGGCATCTCCAGTAGTATGAATGGATACATCTGCTTTTTGTGCGACTGTAACCTTTCGACCGCTTGTATCACCATTCGCTTTTGTAAAGTCACCACCAGCCATGGAAATATTTGCAAGGGCATAATTGTTCCGGCATGTCCAGGTCACCGTACCATCGACAACGGTATTTCCAGGTGTGGTTGGCCAGGTTGGTTCAGATCCGCCGGTTGTCCCTGCAACTGTACACTCGTACGCATATCCATTTCTGGTAACCGGTCTTACTGCATCCCCTAAAATCTTAGGGGCGGATGTCAACCATACAGCCGGATCTTTCGCCTCATAATAGGTTGCCGGCTCAGCGCTGCAAACACACTCTTCATCACATGCGGCAACAATATCAAGAGAGGCATCCAGCATTCTATCGTTTGTTTTTTTAGCCATTATTTTTCTCCTGTTTAATAGTAGTACTTAATTTATGCCTCAAGCTTTGAACCTCAAGCACAACGCTTTTCGGCTTTTTTTTTTTCTGTTTTTGTTCTGTCATTTTATCGATCCTTTGAAAGTTGAATAAAATCAATAGTTCTTGGCTGCATGGTGAAATCTTTGATTCTTGCCTGTTGATCAAATGTAACGGTGAGAATCCCGACATCAGAGGAAAAAGACAACGCTGTCAAGTCATGGTCATGCTGCAAGCCATCAACCAAAAGCATACCGGCCTGGCTTAAAGACATGCTGCCCAAATCATGATAATGGTCCAAATTGTCCACTGCCAAAACATGCGCCTGGGTGATATTAAGAGCATCAATAACATGGCCATGATTCAGTCCTGCCACCTGGAGGACCAATGCCAAGGCCAGATTCACTGATCCAATATCGTGAGCATGACTAAGGCTGTCCACCAGCAGATTGTGTGCCTGGGTGATTCCAATGCTATCAATAGTTTGAGAGTGAAGCAGGCTGGCGATTTGAAGCACATCAGAAATGGAAAGGACCAGTCCGTCCAAGGTGTGTCCATGTGATAAATCATTAACTAATAAATTATGTTTTTGAGTAAGAGCAACAGCATCAAGTCCGTGGGAATGACTCAACTAGGCAATAAAGTTGAGCCCGGTGTTGGCAAGCTATGAAACACCGAGCTATACGGCGACCACAGGTAATATGGATTGTCTGATAAGAAAGCAATATGGTCTGAAGTTAACAGCTGAGAACAAATAATAATATAATCAAACAAACCATTATAATAAGTATCATATGTTGTTCCAACGATATTTCTCATACCTATGTCATAGGCATTATGAGTTGGTGAGTTGTATCCAGCAGTTATACTACTATCTCCTGCCGAATAAGTTAAACTTTTCTGTTCCTCATTAACAAATATTTTATTTCCTTGAGATCCAAATTGACCAGTAACCATGAAGGGTTTACCGGTAGAAAAAGAGTTATCAGGAGATTTAGCACTTATCAGCCAGGCGCCGATAGATTTTACATGAATACCTACTTTATTTATAGTAGCTAAATAAAACCCGGCAAAATTATCTGTTGACGTTGTATTAGTCACTAAACTAAGATGGCAATACTTATCGGCAGCGGGGGATAGATACATAATTGTCGTGGAATCACTCAGGGATGATATAATATTATCTGAGTAATGGACATGATCATTAACTCCATCAAAATTTAGGCTATTCTTTTCATAAGTAGCCCCATAATTTGTTCCAATCAACCCATTCTTGCTGTAATCCCTCTGATCCCCAGGGTTCCACATAGGCATTGCAAGCTCAATCTTGGCCGGATCAATCCCTATCTTAGCTGCCTGCTCAAATAAATTCCCCTGGACGGAATCAAAATTACCCCACTGTTGTGGTTTATCTCTCCAATTAAGATTTTGATACTTAAAAATCATCAATTCATCCCAGTCATTTTTGATCCGGAATAAATTACAACAGCCGTTAAAGCATACGTTCCGTCCTCATTTTCAACCCCAACATCTACATAATCAAACATACCAGGAATTTTATGAGAAACCACAACCGTGCTTCCTGCCACTACGCCGATAGTCTTGGCATATGTTACAGCATTATCAACTGTAATTGCATCATCGGATGAAAATCTTAAATGAAGCAAGGCATCCCCGATTGCCGAGGCGTTAAAAGCAATAGACACCTGTAACATAGCATCCGTGAACATTTCACCCACACCCGCGTTCAATGGAGTCGTAGCCCATGTCGTAGCAAGGGCAGCGATAGATGTTGACGGAAGTACAGATTGATTTATTAATTTAGTTAAGGCAAGTGTCATTAGATAAGTCCTCCTTCAACTTCCGCTTTTATATCCGCAATAATTTCATCGGTGTTTGCCTTTCCTGTTTCAGTCAGGACAAGACCCATTGTTGCCAGATATTTATTTTTTGCTGTTATAGCTTGATTTAGAAGTTCTGTTTTAGCATCAGTGTACCATCCAGCCGGAGCATCTGCTCTTTTCTTTGCAGAAATGCTTGATGTCCAGAGCTCGACATCAAGATCATCTGTGATTTGCAATTTGCAATGTTGCTGAGCAAGTCACAACTGAATCCTGACCTGTTACATTGATATTGATTAGATTAAATTTCATGATTGTATATCCCTCATTTAGTGTAATTAAATTTTAATTACGTATGCCTCGACCGCCTCTGTTGCAGTCAGAGCATCGATCTCACCACAGGCTTTTCGTTCTGCTGTAAAAAGTTGCTGTATATAAATTCTGACCGCATCTTTGACCGCTTGGGCATTTGAATTGTCGAGGGTAATCCATTTACCATCAGATTTTTTCCAGTCAAAAAACATTTCATTGTCCGCCTGGATTTCGTCATATGCCTGTTTCAGGGCAGACCGGGTCGCAGCATCGGTATCAAGAAAAACACCGTTCCACTCAAAACCACCGTTCCGTTTTACTTTTGCCGTTTTTTCAGCTTCAAGTTTTCGTGAAACCTTCAATTGTTCTAAATCGGTTTCCCATTCTTTACTGGCTGAGTTCCATTTCGAAAATTTTATAGGTGTTTTAGTTGTCCAGGATGAATCCGGGATGACCCCAATCTCTGTAATTTCACACTTCGCACCTGTTTGTGTATCAAAAAAAATCCGGCCTCTATAATCAGGAGTCAAAACCCAGTTTCCATCCACCAGCTTAGGAATCTTATTCTCAGAGGCCGCCGGGGGCGGAATCAGAGATGATGTCCGTGGATTGTAGAGATACCGGTCTATTTTTTTGTGGGTTTCAGGGTTATACATAGGATTTTCCTGCGCCTCTGTGTCCCTGCCTTCAAGATATTTCCCTGTATTGGGATCTGCATTGTATAAAGTTGCCATCAGTAAAAAATTCCTCCCCATTTATATCTGTTTTTCGGTCGTGTTTCGTCTCCTCCGGCGCCTTCAGTTTTGGCATAGTCATTATGTAATGGCCCCCAAGGGTTACCATTTGGATAGTATGGGTCAGTGTGGAGAGAGGTATCTTCAGTTGTGTTAAAATAGTGCTCATGGCCCTTGAATTCATCTGTTTGAGACGTTCCGACATTATCGCCTATTGTTCCATCTCCCCTGTCCGTACGTGTTGCCGCATCCGGATCAACCCCAGCGCCATGGTCCCAGATACGCGGGAAAAGCCCCCGGTCATCGGGCAGGTTGAAATGTGTGCCGTCAACAGCACCATACATGGTGCCGATGGCAGAGAATAACTCAGAGTAATCGGTTCTTAGCAGAGAAGAACCGTCACGTTCAAGCAGCCTGCGGTCTATCATCTGCTGAGTGCTTGGCACATACGGCAGCATGATTTCATCACCGGGCTGAACGCACCGGGCTGATAAAACCTTAAACAATTGATCGTTTTGAGCAGGATCAAGCGTCACTCCAAACCCTTCAATGACATTTGCCAGCTCCTCCTGGAACGCGTTTAAAATGGCAGCCGGCAAAAGTGTTCCTTTTATGTTGTTCGCCGGATCTCCGTCCGAAAACAAATTATCAACCGTATCAATTCTTTGCATAAAATTACTCCTGACTATAATTTGGATAGATAAAAAATACTTGCGTTTCAGCCGGTTTAAGTTCCCTGAAAAGTGTTTCCAGGTCAGACTCGGGCAGATCGCAGAGCCTGTCTCCGGCACCATTACTGCCTGCATAAAAGTAATAGACCGGTATGGTTTCATTCAAAACATTGACCCACCAGGCATAGACGATATCTTCATGGTTCAGTTCATCACCGGCACAGGACCATCCGGCCATAAATTCTGTGGGCTCTTCGATTTCAATCTGGTATCCCATAGCGGATGCAAGATTTATGAAATAGGGCTTTGACAATCCTCCCTTTGCCCTGATTTTTGCCACAACAGCGGCCACCCTGAGACCGGTGGAGCTTGCTGGATCAGGCGTTAATCCGAGTACCCTTTCAAAGTCCGGCAAAAGTTCGTAGCACGTATCTGCAAATATGTTGACCAGCAGACGTTCCGAGCTATACAGCAGCCGGTCCAGGGCGTATCCTTCGACGCCCAGGTCAGTATCAGATGTCTCACCCAGATCAATCGGGATCAATTGTTTAAGCGTTTTATAGTTTTGTGGCATTGATTGTCCCCGGTGTTATTTTTTCATACGCAGTTGCCGCCACGTTTGCGGCCGGTGCGCTGATAACAAGATCTGTAAGTCCGTTACCTGCCATTAACGCCTTGTTCAACTGAGCCAGGATGAACTCCTGTCCCGGTTTCTGCTGTGCCATATAAGACTTTGTGTCCGCCTCAATAACCGTGGTATCCACGTCCCCGGCATATTGAACTGACACGTCTGTGGCAACTTCAACCGGTGCAAGCACCCTCAAATATCTCATGCCGGATGGCCGCAAATCCTCAATATAATCATAAACCGCATCTATCAGGGCCTGGTCCGGAACACCGGTCTCATTATCAGCAACGATAACAACATCAACAGACCCTATGCCCTGGCCATGAGGGATGCAATACGCCTCTTTTACACTGTCAACGTCAAGCGCCCACTTGGGATAGTCATATTTGTTCCCGCCTGCTGGCGGTCGTCTTAAATCATCCAGATACCGTTCAAGCAATTGCTCGTTGGTTTCATTGACTCGCCTTAATATTCCTCTTATCCATGCATGGTGCTCCATGTTTACAGGATCAGCCGTATCACCAAAGATCTGGTCGGATATCCATTCCTGGTGTCTATAAGCCCCCCATAAAGCAGAGGCCTGGCAGGCTGATTTGATAAATATCAATGACCCTTTTGATGTATCCGCCTCTGGCACCTGGGCACGGTAATCAACCAGGATCTCGTTGAGGATGGTATCAAAGTCTTTCAGGAACTTGCTTTCCATTTACACAATCTCCTTGAATGTTGAAAATTCAACCTGGTTGCCGTTTGATTCGGTTGCAATAATATGTATTTTAAGCCGGTCCGTACCGGTCAGCTTTTCAAGTTCAGTGTTGATTTCAAACTTGATTGCCTTGCCTGTTTCAATCATCCACTGAAGGGCCTCATGACAATAGTCACGGGCCAGCCGTGCCGTTTCGGCAACGTTTTTTGACCGTTTCAACAAATACAACCGGCTTCCGAAATCCTGGTCCTGGAAGAATGAACCTTTATCTATCATAAGGCTCAGATAGATATTGTTCATGATTGAAGACTCCTTATCATAGGTCATGTCCGCTGCCCCGGCGGTGTTGATATCAAGTGCAAAATCCATTTTACATGGTCTCCGCAGTCTTATCAGTTGTGCCGTCTGGTTCAGGATGCTTGTGGCTGTTATATATTTCTCTCATTGACCTCATGCTTCTCCCGGTGCCGGTTGCCTGGTCTGTAATGTCCTGGTCTGCTTTGACCTGCCCCGTGGTTTCAAGCAAGGGCGTTTGCATTGATACCTTTTCAGATGCAATAATCTTCAGCTCACGGGTTTTTACTTCCACCAGGTTGCCGCGTTTCATATGGATATGATCACCCTCATCCGTATAAAGAGCTACTTCACCATCCTCAAGTACGATCCGGTACCGTCGATCATCACTGGCAATAAGAATAATATTATTACCCTGTTTGAGAAGTATCCCCTCAGCTCCTGAAAGCGGCCGGGAAGTGAATCCGTAATGCTGTAAATATTCCCGGTCGGCAAATGTCTCTCCCGGCCGACCCGCACCCGCAAACCGTTTGATCGCGCCTTCTGTAACCGAGCTTAGAATTGTCCGTATAAATTTGATCATGACGGCCTCACCCCCGGTTCGGACAGCTTCAGGGAAGTAAACCGGCCGTTATTCTCATCCATTTCAAAGATGCGGCCGTAAATAAGAAACTTTTTATTGTATCCATAGAACTCATCATTCACATGGGCAATGGCATTTGTCTGGAAATTCTTTCCGTTCTGCCCGTGGCCGTCCACTTTATAAGTGAGCTGCAGCCCGGCAAACCGCTGCCGGTTCATCAAAAGATCTGCATACTTGTCCGGATCTTTAAAATCCTGGGACAAAGTGGAGAAAAAAGGTTTATGAAAAGGGAATGATGCATCACTGGCCTTGCCTGTTTTATTGATATCGTCAGGTTCCAGCCCGTCCTCACCCTGCTGCTGGCCAATGACTGTGACAGACGAATATCTCTTGCTGGTATCCCTTACCCGGTCACTCTCAATCACATTGTTGCCTTTTCCGTTCAACCGGTTAACAATGAAGAACTCTGCCCGGCCCGATGACTTAGGATTGCCAAAAACAAAGGTTCCATCCGGCATGCACCAGAACAACAGGCCCCGCTCCATAGCATGCTTTTTCAAGACATCAAAAATGGATTTTTCAGGCTCCCTCTGGACCTTTTCAATTTCAAAGAAATCATCTTCAGCAACGGCTTTGATCTTATTGCCCTTGCCGTAAATGATATTTTTCCTGTTGATAAAAGGAACATCACGGAGCAGATCCCGGGCAAGCGCCTTAAGCTCTATCTTTTTATCGGTCTTGCCAGTGCCTATATGACTGTCCACCAACAAACCCATCAGATCCCGGCCGGAAACGGATAAAAAAGGTCCGGACTTTTTATACCCGTCATGGACCTTGTCAATAATCCCGTTGAGCTCCAACTCCCCATTGATATAAAGCTTGCATCGCTGCCCCTCTTCAATATCAATCCCGGGATTTTCAAATGTCAGATCAAAGGCATCATCCGCAATAAACAGATCCGACTCAATCCGGTATTTTGTGAAATTTTCAATCTGTTTGCCGCCCACTTCAAGAGCGATGGTATCAGCTTTCATAAATATCGATCCCTCCCCGGGTAAAGCTTGGATGTTTGATCCGGTTTATGAGCATGATCCTGTCAGCCGCCTGGTAGGGCAGTCCGTATTTAAGACAGACCAGGTGCAGAGGCGTTTCATTGTCAACTTCAATCCTGATGATCTTTTCCCGGTCAAGCTTGATCTTAACCACATGATCCAGAAGCTTGTCACTCAAGAGTTTAAGGGATTCAATCTCACGGTTGTCCGTAATGGCGGCCTCGTTCATTTCCCTTACTGCAAAAAGGGTTTTTTCTACTTCCCGGACATGCATGGGATGTTCAACTTGTTCAATGTTTTTCATACGGCCCAGGTCGTCAAAAACCTTTACGCTTTCAAGGCGTTTTTTTTTGCTGCGTTTCACCTCATCCTCAGCGTACACAAGGCCAAGTTCCTTTGATGCGCTCAAGGCAGTCAAAGAGGTATAGGATTTTTCATTGGCAGTGTCCGGAAGCATGCCGGCAAACTGTGAAAGCCCATTTTTCATGCTGCTGACAAACCTGTCCGGAGAAGAACGGAGCGTGTCATAAATGAGGATCTGCTTATCAGCAAAACCTGCCATAATTTTTATCACCCGGCCCGGAATACCGGTTGCAAAATTGATATCCGGGACAAGGCTGTTCATCGGTGATGGAACCGCTGCAACGCTGCTGTCAAACATTTCCAGCATGGCATCAATCTGCTTGATATATGTACGGCCGGGCGAGTCCAGTGTCACCGGCATCTGTTCAAGAATTGTGGCTTTTTCAGGATCAAGAACCGTATCAATGATTTCCACCGGCAGGACAGATCCTGCAACCAGGTTGGCCCTGTAATCCTTTTGTATTTCTTTGACCCCGGAAACATAAAGCTCTTCTGATTCCCCTTCAATATCCATGCTTGAAAGCTCAGGGCGCTTTGATTTGCCCACAACAAAATTAAGATCAATTTCAGCCGTGTTAAGCCGGTCATCATCCCGGACATCGACAGATTCAATTTTCCCTTTCAAAAGGCCATATTCAGGATGGTTCAGCTCAAAATCCGTATTGCCCCATAAAAGAGCAAGCAGCTCTTTGTGTTTTTCATAGGTATCAGACCAGAAATAACACCGTAAGCGTATCCTGCGCTCCTTTAAGCCCATATCCGTCAAATACGTATCATCACAAAAAGGAATATGCCGCTTGGCAATGGCCTTGTTAAAGCTGTCACTGATGGTTTCAAGCTCTAAAGATATGTTATTTAAGGATGCTTCAGCCATGATCAGAACCAATCGAATCTTCCACGGCTGATACTGGCAGTTATGGTGTTGTTCATATTGTCAGACTTGGTAGTGATCCGGTCATTCTTATCCACATAAACCGTCAGATTTGTTTTGCTGACCGTTTCACCCCCGCCATGGATAGCATCATATAGCCAGTCGCCCAT